TCAGCTACTATTGCTGAATATATTCCAGCTCAAATTGGTATTTACGATTTGAATGAATTTCTCGGTGTTGTTAATATGTTTGATGATCCAGATCTTATGTTTGATAATGAATTCAAATCCGTTCGTGTAACTGAAGGCAAGCGTGCTGTAAAGTACTTCTTTTCTGAGCCTTCTATTTTGACTACACCAAGTAAAGATGTTCAAATGCCTCCGTGTGATGTAACATTTACTCTTACTGGTGAAGACATGTCAAATTTACGTAGAGCTGCTAGTGCACTCGGAGTTACAGATTGTGTTATTAAATGCGAACCTGGAACTACACCACAACTTGTAGTAACTGACACCAAGGACTCTACATCTAACTCTTATGAAATTGATCTGGATGAATCTGTTGGTGCTGGATCAACATGTAATTTTGTTTTCAACATTGGTAATTTCAAATTTGTCAATGATGATTATGACGTATCAATTTCCAGCAAATTAATTTCAAACTTTAAAGCAAAGAATACTCAAATTGAATACTGGGTAGCTCTTGAAAAAAACTCAACCTTTGGAGGCTAATATGAGTGAACAACCAGAAATCGGTCTTGGTGTAGAAGATCTAATGAATGCACTGCGAGTAATTAATACAGCAACTGAACGCGGTGTATTTAAAGCAAATGAATTATCTTTTGTAGGACAAGTTTATGACAAATTCTCAACCTTTGTACGAGCAGCTCAAGAAGAAGCAAAATCACAACAACCTCAAGATGGAGAATCTTCTGAAGATGGTAGTGAATAACCCAACCCAACGTGAAACCATTGTAAACGCTTTAAAGGAATGGTCAAATTCTGCAGTTCGTGTAGAAGCAGAAAAAGATCTTCAAAAAAATATTATTGAAGATTTGTCTGATAAAGTTGATATTGAAAAGAAATATTTGAATAAACTAGCAACAATGTTTCATAAACAAAACTTTGCACAGTTTCAGCAAGAACGTGAGGAAATCGAAGAATTGTATGAATCTATCACTTCATAGTGTAAAAATCAGTCTAATTGTTATATAATATATCTACTAAATCATGGAGTAAGTGAATGTCTGATTTTCTATGGGTTGAAAAATACCGTCCTCGCACTGTTGAACAAGCTATCCTTCCTTTGTCCCTCAAGGAAACATTTCGACAGATTATTTCTACTGGTGAATTGCCTAATATGCTTTTCACTGGTACTGCCGGCGTTGGTAAGACTACCATTGCTCGAGCTTTGTGTAATGAGCTCGACCTAGATTATATTCTAGTTAATGGTTCGGAAGAGGGAAACATCGATACCTTGCGTAATAAAGTGAAACAGTTTGCCTCCACTGTTTCACTTCATGGTGGATATAAGGTAGTCATCCTTGATGAAGCTGATTATCTTAATCCACAATCAACTCAGCCAGCCCTTCGTGGCTTTATTGAAGAGTTTGCGAATAATTGTCGATTCATCTTGACGTGTAATTTCAAAAACCGTATTATTGAGCCTCTCCATTCTCGTTGTTCGGTTTATGAATTTGCTATTCCAAATGATCAAAAGCCCGAATTGGCTGGCCAATTTTTTAAACGCGCAAGTGAGATTCTACAAAAAGAAAATGTAGAATTTGTACCTGATGCAGTTGCTCAATTAATTACCAAACACTTTCCAGATTGGCGTCGTGTTCTAAATGAAATGCAGCGTTATTCTGTGTCTGGTAAAATTGATGCTGGAATGCTTGTCGATTTGAATGATACCAATATCAAATCTCTTATGTCAGCTCTAAAAGCTAAAGACTTTAAAACTATGCGTCAATGGGTTGTTAGTAATATTGATACCGAACCTCAAGCAATCTTTCGTAAGCTATATGATTCTATGAACGAATATATAGTACCACAGTCAATTCCTCAACTAGTTTTGATCTTGGCTGACTATCAATATAAAAATGCTTTTGTCGCTGACCATGAATTGAATGTGGTTGCTTGTATGACAGAAATTATGGCAAATGTGGAGTTTAAATAATGCTAACAGTGTATTCAAAAAATAATTGTCCCTATTGTGTTAAACTAAAAAATCAACTTAATACTTGGGGAATTGCGTTTGAAGAAGTAAATATTGAACAAGATAAAGATGCAAAGAGTTTTGTAGTTGAACAGGGCCATCGAAGTGTACCTGTTCTTTATAATGAATTAGAACATATCAATCATAATAACATTACAAAAGAACAACTACTTAATCTTTGAACTAAGGTGCTTATATTATGAACTTCTTTGATTACCTTAACTCTATTAACTATTCTAAAAAAGACATCATGGTTGATGATATTGCCGAGGACGAATATAACTCCTTTATGGTCAACCGCGGTCTTTCTTATTTTCAAGATACTATTCTCTATGCAAATGAGATGAATAAGTATCATCACCTAGACTCTCGTCTTCAATTTGATTTTCTTATAAATATCATTAGAAAGCGAAAACGTTTCAGTAAATGGGCAAAAAATACTGATCCGGATGCTTTAAGTGTAGTGAAAGAATATTATGGCTATAGTAATGAAAAAGCCCGCCAAGTTCTTTCTCTACTTTCTAATGAACAAATAATTGAATTGAAAAAGAGGATGTTCAAAGGTGGAAAATAATAATCAAGAAATTCATGACTGGTCTCCAGCCGCTATGCTGGAAATCACATTGAACGAGCCTGATGACTTTTTGAAAGTAAGAGAAACATTAACTCGTATTGGTGTGGCTTCTCGTAAGGATCGTAAGCTATATCAGTCATGTCACATTTTGCACAAGCAAGGCAGATACTTTATTGTGCATTTTAAAGAGCTATTCTTGCTCGACTCTAAACCTTCTAATTTGACTGAAAATGATATTCAGCGTCGTAATACTATTGCGACTCTTTTGTCAGACTGGGGCTTGATTTCTGTTGTAAATTCAGAGGCTGCATCTAATGTTGCTCCTCTACGACAGATTAAAGTAATTTCTCATAAAGAGAAAAATCAGTGGGAATTATGTCCAAAATATAATATTGGAAATAATTAAAAAAAACTGTTTACATTTGGCTAGCATTGTTGTATAATATACTTAGAAATTGGAGAAAAGTTATGAAAAAGACTATCTTAGGACTTACTACGGCACTTACTCTAGCTGCTTCGAATGTTGCAGCAGCTGGCCAAACTGTATATGGTACAATTACAAACGTATCTCAAAACTGGACTTATGAAACTCGTCGAGTTCCATACGAAGATTGTACAACGGTTCGTGTTCCAGTAACTGGTAATTACCGTGGTGGATCAGCCGGTGGTGATGCTCTTGCAGGTATGATTATTGGTGGATTACTAGGTAAAGGCGTTACTGGAAACGATCGTGGAGCCGCTGCAGGAGCTATACTCGGCGGTGTTATCGGAGCTGATAATCATCGTCCAGTAAATCGTGGCCGTGAGTATCGTGAAGAATATCGTTGTGTAACTAATTATGATTATGTTCGCGAATCAGTTCAAGCTGGCTACATTGTAGATTATATGTATGAAGGTTATCTCTATCAACTTAAAACTTTCAAACAATATAACATTGGAGATAAAATTCGACTAAATGTTCGAGTAAGTCCAATTAATTAAGAAAGATTTATAATGAAAATTGAAAGCCAATTTATAGGATCTTCTTTTATAGAAGAAGATCTATGCGATAATCTAATTCGCTATTTTGATTCTTGGATTCATGAAGCAGCTCCAGGCACAATCGGCCTCAATAGTGGCAAAAAGCCTTCTAGTGCAGATATTAACTATGACGTAAAAAACAGCTTAGACTTACTTATTGGAGATATAGATCTTCAAGAGGCATACTATAACTCTCTAAAAAGAAATTTGGTAGATGATTACAAAAAAGAGTATAGCTGTTCAGACGACAATGCGCCTTGGGGTATTATCCAGGATTCTCAAATACAAAAATATCCTATAAAAAATGGTGGCTTTAAAGCATGGCACTGCGAAAGAAGCTCTGGAGTGGTTCAGCCGAATGCATCTAGACATTTAGTTTATATGACATATTTAAACGATATTAATGATGGAGGCGAAACAGAATTTTTATATCAAAATTTAAAAATTAAACCTAAAAAAGGCTTATCTTTAGTTTGGCCAGCTGATTGGACCTTTACACATAGAGGTAACTCTGCTCCATCTGAAGAAAAATATATTGTCACAGGATGGTTTAATTATCTAGAATAGCTTATAAATAAAACTGAGATGCGGATAGTCCGGTCTCATACTGTTCTTGCTTGAAAAAGGAGAAAAACAATGACAGGCGTTAAACAATTATTTCCACGTTCATCTTTCGTGGGTTTCGATCATCTTTTAAATGAACTCGATCAAGTAGCAACTCATGCTAACGATCATTATCCACCTCATAACATTATTAGAACTGGTGAGAATGATTATCTTATTGAGCTTGCAGTCGCAGGTTTCTCTCGTGATGAGTTATCAATTGAAGTAAAAGATCGAACTCTCGCAGTAACTGGAAATCATACTTCTAAAGGTAGAGAATTTATTCATCGTGGTATTTCGACAAAGAAATTTAAGCGAACCTTTAGGCTGTCTGAGCACGTACAAGTGCACGGAGCAGATCTAGTAGATGGTATCCTTGCGGTAGAACTGAAGGTAATCGTCCCAGAAGAAATGCGTCCTCGTAAAATTTCAATTGGAAAAAACGAGGGTCAAAATGACACAACACATATTAACAGTACACAGCTACTCAACGAGAGCAGTTGAACTAATCCTTGAAACGCTGAAAGGCATTTACAATAATCGAATTGAGCGTAAAGCAATTCGTGAAACTGAAAAGGCTTTAAGCGCACTATCTAATAAAGACTTAGCAGACATTGGCATCAACCGCGGCGAGATCTATGAAATCGCTAGATGTAAATCATCTATTGCCCACGTCAAAGCAAACAAAAATTTGCAGGGATGGGTATAATGACTGAAGCAGTAATGAAATATGCATTTGCACCAGTTAGTGGACTCTTTAGTGGGTTTAATAACTTCTTTCTTTCATTGGGAAGAGCAAGAGCTGCAGCTGAGCTTTCGCGGATGGGTTATCACGCAGAAGCTAAATATCTAATGACTACTGATGTAGAAGATTTATAGCTCAAAAGTAAGGGTCACTACTCAATAAGTGCGCGGGAGGCCACGGTAAGCCTCCCATTTATTTTACAAGGATAGTAGAATGCTTAAGAATATTACTAATAAAATACCCGACTTTTGTATGAGTCACTGGTTGCTAAGAATTCCACTTGCAATCGTATTCCTTCAACAAGGATTTGCTAAATGGCCAATTGATGCCGAAACAGCAGCATCATGGGAACTACCTCTTTTAGTTTGGGCATTCGTTGTTCTAGGCGAAATTGGAGCAGGCATTGGACTATTAGTCGGTGGATCTCTTTATAAGTATCTAAAAGAGCTCGGCGATATATTAACACGGTTTTCAGGTATTACTATTTGTAGTATTATGACCGGTGTTATTTGGATGGCACAACCAGAAAGTTTTACTGAAGTATTATTGTATGACAATTTCCACGTCCTATTATGGGTAGGTGGAATGTTTTTTGCATTGAGAGGAAATAGAACATGACTAAAAACTTAATAGCATTTATTGCTTTTTTTATCGTAGCAGGTTCCACAGCGCATGCTGATAAAGCATTTCGTAAATGCGCATCTTGCCATAGTATTGAAGAAGGCGGAAAAAACGGTGCTGGACCAAACCTATGGAACGTTATGAATCGTGGCGCAGCTGTAAATGAAGATTATCGTTATAGTAAAAAGCTATTAGCATGGGCAGAAGAAAATCCTCAATGGACTCCTGAGCTTATGGATAAGTGGCTAACCAATTCTAAAAAAATGGTAAAAGGTACTAAGATGAATTTCAAAGAAAAGAAAGAATCAAAGCGCCAAGCTATTATTGAATACCTACAATCAATGGGTACAGAACAATAAAAAATGCATGGCGAATATGGGCAAAAAGCTTAGGTGAAAAGGTCGGAGAGACTGACACTCAAGCAAACGTGGTTGCCGTCATAAGAACTTTCTGGTGGGTAGTCCATATTGCTACCTGCTTTATGATTATTATACACAATGGAGCAAAATTAGGATGGTGGCTATGACAACACTAAGATGGCAAATGATTAATGCAGCACATGACCATGCCAAAGCACATGTTGAAAAACACAAAATGAATATTGAAATCTATTTAACGAATCCAGCTGGTATTGGTGAACACTCTGATATTATGGATGCAATCGAAAAAGAACTTGAGGAGATGGCAAAGTATGAAGATCATATGGAAATTCTTAACAAGTACTTCCCAAAATAGAGACCTGAGTTTGCATAGAGCTCATACCTCTAAATACGAAGATCTATGCATGTAAACACACAACACACAAAGGAGACTATTATGTCTAATAAAAATCCGTTTGAAATCCGTTCTGAAATGTTGCAACTCGCAAAAGAATATATGGATCAACAACAATCTTTGAATATGGCATTTGCTGAAAACATGGTTGAAGCTGGTAGAAAAACAGCTGAAGAAATGCAACAAGCATATCAAATGTATTCAATGGAAGATCTTATGGAAAAAGCTAAAGAGATGTACTCTTTTGTTTCGAAAAAAGACTAAATTGTAGAGGGACTTCGGTCCCTCTTTTTTTATTATAGGAACTATCATGATTAAAATTATTAGATTAAATTCTGGCGAAGAACTAATTGCTGAAACAAAAATAGAAGATTTAACATATGTTTTAAGTAATGTTTCAATAATTATTCCGACCGAAAAGGGAATTGGCCTTATGGACTTTATGGCTTATTCTACTGTTCCAGATAAGGGATTAGAAATTAAATCTGACTTTGTTGCTTTTACTTCTGAACCAGTTGAAGGTCTATTAAAGCAATATAAATCAGTTCACTCAAAAATTATTACTCCAAGCCAAGGATTAATCACATAAAGTTGTTTACTTTCTCCGCAAACTTTGATATAATATTTACTATGTAATGGAGGTAAACCCTTGGAATTCTACACTAACGTAACTCGTTACGGCAACAGTCTTCTTTATCGTGGCTACAAAAACGGCCAACGTTTTGAAGACCGTATTAAATTCTCACCAACACTCTATCAAGCAGATCCAAATGGAACCGCGTATACCATGAACGGTGTGCGCGTTTCTCCACGCTTGTTTGATACAATGCGCGAAGTAAAAGATTATCAGCAAGCATGGAAAGATGTTGGTGGTGCTGATAAAACTCTATACGGTCAAACTAACTTTGTCTCTTCTTTTATTCAAGAAAAGTTTCCAGACAATATTGAATTTGATCGTGATATTATTAATGTGTCAACAATCGATATTGAAGTTGCCTCTGATGATGGATTCCCAACTCCAGAAGAAGCAGCTTATCCAGTAATCTCAATTACTATTAAAAACAATATTGATAACATTTATTATGTCTGGGGTCTATATGATTATAATCCTTCTGCTTGTACACTTGGTAGTGTCACTGCTAATGATATTGTTTATGTTCAATGTCAAGACGAGCGAGAATTACTCTTACGCTTTCTTGCTCATTGGAATTCAGATCGTCATTGCCCTGATGTTATTACTGGTTGGAATACCCGCTTCTTCGATATTCCTTACCTCGTAAATCGTATTACTAAATTCATTGGCGAAGACTTTGCTAAAAAGATGTCACCTTGGGGTGTAGTCAATCCTCGATCTGTAACAACTATGGGTCGTGAACAACAATACTATAATCTTGAAGGTATTGCATCTCTTGATTATCTTGAACTTTTCAAAAAGTTTGGTTACTCATATGGTGCTCAAGAATCCTATAAACTAGATCATATTGGTCACGTTGTTCTTGGTGAACGTAAACTTTCTTACGAAGAATTCTCTTCACTTCATTCTCTTTACAAACACGACTTTCAAAAGTTTATTGACTATAATATCAAAGATGTTGAACTAGTTGATCGTCTTGAAGATAAGATGGGTTTGATTACCCTTGCACTTACTATGGCTTATCGTGGTGGTGTAAACTATACTGACACTCTCGGCACAACCGCGATCTGGGATTCAATTATCTTTCGAGATCTATCTCAACAAGGTATTGTTATTCCTGCTGCTGAAGACAAATTCAAATCCGATTATCCAGGTGGCTACGTAAAACCGCCTCAAATTGGTTTACACGAATGGGTTGTTTCTTTTGACTTGGCTTCTCTTTATCCAAACATTATTGTTCAATGGAATATGTCGCCTGAAACTATTGTCGATGGTAAGCGTGAACAAATGGATCCAGACATGGCCTTGGCTGGCAATATGCCGCAACTAAAAGGTGACTATGCGCTTGCAGCTAATGGTGTATATTTTACCAAAGAAAAGCAGGGCGTATTACCAAAAATCATTGTTGACTATTACAATGAACGTAAAGCTGTTAAGAAACGCATGTTGGCTTCTCAACAAGAACTTGAAACAATTGATAAATCAAATGTCGTTGAAAAATATCGAGTTGAGCGTGATATTGCCCGTTATGAAAACCAGCAAATGGCGATTAAAATTCTGTTGAATTCGCTTTATGGCGCATTGGGCAACAAATACTTTCGTTACTTTGATCTTCGTGTTGCTGAAGGTATTACCTTAACTGGTCAAACTGTTATTCGTTGGGCTGAACGTTCTGTAAACGAATTTATGAATAAAATTGTTGGTACTGATAACAAAGACTATGTAATCGCAATTGATACTGATTCTGTCTACGTTAATTTTGGCCCTTTAGTTGATAAGTATGTAAAAGATAACCAAGTAGATAATATTGCTCAAATATGCAAAGATCAATTTGAGCCAATGCTTGAAAAATCATATCAAAATTTATATGATATGTTTAATTGCTATATGCCTCGTATGGAAATGGACCGTGAAGCAATTGCTGATCGTGGCATCTGGACTGCTAAAAAACGTTATATCTTGAATGTTCATGACAATGAAGGTGTTCGTTATGCTGAACCAAAACTTAAGATCATGGGTATTGAAGCTATTAAGTCTTCAACTCCATCAGCGTGTCGTGATGCACTGAAAGCTTTGTTCAAAGTAATTGTAACCGGTGATGAAGGTGCTACACAAAAAGCAATTCAACAATTCAAAGATTATTTTGTTACATTGCCACCAGAAAATGTATCCTTTCCACGTGGTGTAAATGACACCATCAAATGGCGGGATCGTAAACTGATCTATAAAAAGGGTACTCCAATCCATGTACGTGGGGCACTCCTATATAATCATAATGTCAAAGACAAAAGCCTTGATAAGAAATATACACTTATTCAAAACGGTGAAAAGATCAAGTTTTGTTATTTGAAAATGCCAAATCCAATCAGAGAAAATGTTATTTCATTCCCTGATTATCTTCCACAAGAATTACAGCTTCATAAATACATTGACTATGATCTGCAATTCAAAAAAACCTTTTTGGATCCAATTGAACCAATCCTAGATGCTATTGGCTGGTCTGTTGAAGAAAAGGTATCAATTGAAGACTTCTTTGCATAAGGAACTTATACATGGCTAATACAGAAGCATACATACAATCATTAAAGAAAAAGCATAAACATTTGCATCAAACTATTGAAGCTCTTGAAGCAGAAAAAGCTCCAGACGAAGTTATTACTCTTCGAAAAAAAGAAAAGCTCGCTTTAAAAGATAAAATTTCTGAACTTTCTTCAAAATAACTGTGTACATTCTTTTTTGGTTGTGATATAATAGTTCTATACCAATGAGGAGAAGCGTATGTTTGGTGAAGTCAGCTACGAAGTTTTAGACGAAGTTATCATAGGCTCAAAGAAAAAGCCAGGAACTCACCTTCAATTAGTTAAAACTAAAAGGGGAAATACTCGTATTTTATGCTGGCATTCAATTGGAAAAAGATGGGCCACTATGTACCGACATGGAGACATTGAAGGTGTATGGGCCTCTTGGAAACGAATAGAGAAAAGTATCAATGAACGTAAGAAAAGTAGGGCAAAACCAGTGGGTGATCCAGGTAAAGGAAAACCAAGAAACAAAGGAGCTGTATCTAGATCTACCAAGCGACGTACTAAATCAAGTCGGGTGGGATGACGGCGATACAATCATTTGGGAAGAGCTCGATGGTGGCAATTGGTCGCTAACTAAGAAAGATTAGTTATGAAGTGGATATTTGATGTTGATGGTACTCTTACACCAAGTAGGAGTAAAATGGATTCTGAATTTAAAGAATACTTTTTAAAGTTTGCAAAAGCTAATCGAGTATATCTTGCGACGGGATCTGATTACCCAAAGACCGTAGAACAAATTGGTTCTAAAATATGTGAAACAGTAAAAGCTTGCTATAATTGCTCCGGTAATTCTATTTGGGTTGCTGGTAAAGAAGTATATAGTGCAGACTGGGAACTACCAGAACTTGCAAGGTACTTCTTAGAAAGCTGTTTGTATGAAAGTAAGTTTAGTATACGCACTGGAACTCATATTGAAGAACGTCCTGGTATGGTAAACTATAGTACTATTGGCCGGAATTGTACTCAAGAAGAAAGAAGCCAATACATTTTATTTGATAAAGAATTTAATGAACGTCACACAATCGCAGATTCATTTAATACAATGTTTCCTGACCTAGAAGCAAAGGTTGGTGGAGATACTGGAATTGATATTTTTCCAAAGGGATTAGATAAATCTCAAATTGCACAACACATAAAGGGTTCAGCAATTTTCTTTGGCGATAAAATGATGCCAGGCGGAAACGACAGACCATTAGCAGAACAAATTGTAAAAAGGTTTGGCGGTCGAGCTATTGAAGTAAAAGGCTGGAAAGATACTTGGAAAAGGATGAAAGAAATATGATTCACTTTAGTTACTATAATTCAGAAATAGAAGAAACTGTAGAAATGCAAACCGATATGGATGATATTTCTACTCATGAACTTTGCAATATGCTTGAACGATTTATGCTTGCAATAGGTTACGTTTTACCTGAAAATTGCAGTGTACAAATTGCAGAAAATGATGTATAATAAACTATATTATGAAAACGGAGAAACACATGGCAAAATACGAGCCAAAAACTTATCCTAGTGATACTATCAAAATGAAAAACCATTGGGCCGTTGGCACAGTATGGGATGTTATTGGTAGCCGCGGAAATAACTATAACGTAGAATTTTTAGATAAAGGTTTTAGCTGTGATTGCCCCGCCTTTAAAAAATGCAAACATATTAAAAAAATAGAGGAAGCTTTCAATGTCTGATTGGGCAAATGATATTACTATGATGCACTACAAGTTTGGTGTAAAAGAATGGTTTGAAAAGAATAAGCACGACAAAGAATTGATGAAAAATTATCTAAACTTTCGTCTTGCGATGTGTAAAGAAGAACTTGACGAAACAATGGATGCTATTGAAGCAAAAGATCCAGAAGAAATTGTTGATGGTCTTATTGATCTTTGTGTTTTTGCAATTGGCACTCTCGATGTATTCGGTGTTGACGCAAACGAAGCATGGGATCGAGTGTATGAAGCAAATATGGCTAAAACACCAGGCGTAAAAGAAGGTCGTCCAAATCCATTTGGTCTTCCAGATTTGATTAAGCCTGAAGGCTGGACTGCTCCAACACATGAGGCTAATCATGGGAATTTCCCTGACGCTGTTTAACAGCATTTTTGATAATAAAACTGATAAAAGAATGGATCTCTCGAATTGGCAACAGTTCGAGAGTCTGCTGTATGATCTTTCCACTGTTGAACGAAAAGACAAGAAAGATGCGCAACTCATCTCACCAGCAACTTATCAACCTGATACTACAAGGGCAAATGCTAATGTAGTTAATTGGGCCGGTTGGGCTGCAGTTGATGTCGACGATCACGTATTTGAAGGTGACTTAGAAAATGAACTATATAATCGTTATGGTGATTGGTATTACATTTGCTACTCAACTGCTAGCAGCACTATCGATCATCCGAAGTTTCGACTCGTATTCCCACTTAAAGCTTCGATTGGAGTCGATCAAATTAAGAAATTTTGGTTTGCGCTCAACACTGAACTCGGATCAATCGGAGATCGGCAGACTAAAGATTTATCTCGCATGTATTACATTCCTGCGAGCTATGCTGGTGCTAATAATTTTATTTTTACTAATTCTTCAGGTTCTTACATTGATCCTTATGCTTTAATTGATAAGCATCCAATCGTTGAAAAGAAAGGTTCAAGCTTTTTTGAACGTTTGCCTGAATCAATGCAAAAGACTATTATCCAGCATCGCAAAGATCAAATGCAAAATAACTCTATTAAATGGGTATCTTATCATGATTGCCCATTTATGAATAAGAACTTAGTTGTAGAATATAAAGCACTTACTGGAACTGGTTGGTATCATATGATGTATAGAATTATGGTCTCAATTGCTGGTAATGCAATCAAACGTGAATATCCAATCACAGTTCAAGAAGTAGTTCAGCTATGTAAAGAACTTGACATGGAAACTGGTAATTGGTATGACAACCGTCCACTTGATAAAGAAGCTGAAAGAGCTATCGAATTTGTTTATGGAAATATGTAATGAAATTTAATGCTAAAACTGACTTAGATCCTGCAAGGCTATATAATAGAGCTGAAACAGAAGCTAAACTAATCCACAGTAAACCATCAACCGCTCGTGGTAGATCTTTAGAAAATATTATAGAAACTGTTATGTATGGCCATGCTGCAGAATTATATCTAATAGACCATGAAAGTTTTAGTGATGATCCACGTGAATATAAAGATGTAATTGATACAGAAGGTAATCAAGTAGAAGTAAAAGTTACTGAAGGCGAATATTATGTTCCGTATGTTTTACAAAGATGTAATGACGCCGCAATAGAAACTTGGCGAAAATATCCAGAAGTTCTTTATGTCTTTATTGGTAATAAAGAAACATGTGATTATAAACTACACGGAATTTATTTGTGGAATGGTAAACAATTTTGTTTACAAACCGAAGAAGATAATGTATAATATACCTATTATATTGATGGAGTACCTATGAAATACGATTCAAATAAACCACCTTTGCATCTCATTCCACCAGAAATTCTAGTTGAAATTTCTGAAATCTTTGCGTTTGGTGCTGAAAAGTATGGTGAAAACAATTGGCGCGATGATGGTGGTTCTACAGGTTATGGTAGAACCTATTCGTCTATTCAACGGCATCTAAATACATTTTGGCAAGGTGAAGATATTGATCCTGAATCTGGTAAAAGTCATTTAGTTCATGCTCTTACTCAGTTGATTATTCTCCGCATTCACCAACTTGAGCATCCTGAAATGGATGATCGTTACAATATTACGAGACCAAAGAAATGATTATAGGATTTACATGTTCTACATTTGATCTGCTTCATGCGGGTCATATTGCTATGTTAAGAGAAGCAAAAGCTCAATGTGATTATCTTATTTGTGGTTTACAAGTTGATCCTAGTCGAGATCGTAAAGAAAAGAATCCACCAGTACAAAGTTTAGTTGAAAGGCATGTTCAACTTTCTGCTTTAAATTACGTTGATGAGATCATTCCGTATTGTACAGAAGCTGATTTACTTGATATAATAAACATGTATCCAATCAATGTTCGTATTCTAGGCGATGAATACAAAGACAAAGATTTTACTGGAAAAGATGAATGCCGCAAGCGTGGTATTCAACTTTATTTTAATAAACGAGATCATAGGTTCTCATCCTCTGATCTAAGAAAGAGAGTATGTGATGCTGCTAAATAGTGTAAAAGATATTCGTGAATTCTTTATTGGCGAACTAAACGATGAAGCATTTACTATTGACAAAACAGGACAACGCACCATTGAAATGCTTGGCGCTAATTTTTTAGCAACTGAGCCAGCGATCTTTGGTGAACCAGTTAAGTCTTATATTAATGCTGAGCTTGCTTGGTATGAAAGCGGTTCAACAAACATTTACGATATTCATGGTGCTGATAAAGAACCACCTCAAGCATGGCGATATGCTGCTGATCAACATGGCAATATTAATTCTAACTATGGCCATTTAGTCTTTGCAGACAAGTATCACAATCAATTTTATAATGCTTTTGATGAACTATGGCATAATCCTGATAGTCGCCGCGCTCAAATGGTTTACAATCGTCCATCTATCTGGGTTGAATTTGATGAAGGTGGTAAATCAGATTTCATCTGTACTAATGCGCAAACCTTCTATATCCGCGATGGCATTTTGCATATGGTGTCGCAGATGCGCTCAAATGATGTTGTGTTTGGATATAAAAACGATTACGCTTGGGCTCAATACTTAATGGATAAGTTTGTTGCTCAATGGAATGAACAATGCAAACTTCCTGGCAATAAACACTTTACTATTGAAAAGGGTATGCTTACATGGCAGGTAATGAATTTGCACGTATACGAACGTCACTTTAATTTGGTGAAGTAATGAATAAATTAATATTAATTAGCGATATTATTGAGCAAAAAGTGCGTAAAGAAAAAGAGCTTCAATACTATCAAGAAGAACTTGAAAAGCTTAAGCAAAAAATGTGGTTCATTCAAAAAGATATCGATGTTACAAATATAATCATTAATATGATTGAAACAGAAAAAGTAGTAGATTTTAAAGATCAAATGGAAACCAAAATGTTAGGAGAAGACGATGCCAACTATGAGGGGTGAATGGAACAAACGCTATCTTGATCTTGCCCGTACTGTAAGTTCATGGTCAAAAGATCCATCAAAGAAAATCGGTGCTATTGCTGTTGGTACTAAAGGTCAGGTTCTTGCTCAAGGATATAATGGGTTTCCACGCGGTATTAGTCATTCTAGTAAAAGACTAAAAGATCGCGATTTGAAGTATAAGTACGTA